GCTGAGAGCTTGTCGGTGCAGTGACCACCACCTTGACTGGACTCCTGGTCATAAAGTACCAGAGCATGGCCCAGCTGCTTGCCGTACTTTTCCCCACCCCGTGGCCAGACCTAACCGATATCTTCCGATCCCCACGGGCAATCGCACCAAGAAACTTCACTTGCCAGGGGTCTGGGTCCACACCCAAAACCTCACGCACAAATAGCACTGGGTCAGGCTGATACCGGTCCACCCACTGGGCAAAGACGTTCTCTTTCACAAACCCCTCACTTGCTTTAGATTGCGACCCGTAATCCTATCGGTCCAGCATGATGCACACAACCACCTGGTCGCACTCATTTCCACCCCACCCTCTGGTGGCTTCTCAATCAAGCAAGTATTACATTTCTGTAATTTATGCCCATGGCAATTGCCATTTAGTCGCACTGGGTTATTCACAAAATTACTTTTCATTTTCTTGCCGGACAGTTTCTGCCCTCATTGCAATTTCCATTGCATGGTGGACATTGTTTCTTATTCACTGGATTCTCTGGACTTGATTGCTTTGGTGTATTAGCCATTTATCCCCCAATATTCTTAATGCTTTAATATATTGCAATTGATTATGTCGGTTTATATGCCTTGGCACATAATCAACATTAAATAAATGTCTGACTTTAGTTAATAGCACTATATTCATATTATTCCCACTATATCGTTGATATTGACCCATGCGTGCCAGATTGCCAAACCATCTTGGCCCATCAAAGTGCAGAAGACCTTGCCGTCTTTTTCATCTTCAGTATCTACCACGATCCACTCATGGCCGTTGATGATCACTGTCGCTAGCTTAGATTTCATTCGGTTACTCCGTTGTTTGTGGAGTTGACATTTTTGCACAATTTGACTTGTTTGGTAAGTTAGTTTTTAAAATTTTAAAAAATTTTTTTTGTAGGTGTTTAGTGCCGCCACAGTCGCCCCCGCCAAACCGGCCATGGGGGGGGTCACGGCCACCGACCGCCAGCTGGCCACCACCGACTTGTCCCCAGATTTTGGCCAACTTTATCCACAGATTCCTGTGCATAAGTAGGTCTGTAATACTTTAATGCACTTAATTCTGTGGATATCTAGTTATCCACTTAACATAATGGTCGTTGTATAAAGTGACTGAATCATTTGGTATTCATATCTTCAATTGTCACGCTGCGCTTGCGCAGTGCATCAAGGGCCATACTTCCAAGGTCGATATTGACCAGGGGTTGCTGCTTGTCACTATACTCATCTGGCGCCTGCTTGGCGGCCAGCCAGCGCCTTGTGTCCACTCTCAGCTTGGCCACTTGCGCCTCTTGAGGCGTGGCAGCGTCTGCAATTTCTAGCGTCTGCTCTGCTAAACTTCTCCCACCTCGCGTGCGTGCGCGTGCGAGGAGTTCCCCCCGCTTGGCATCTTTTTCTATCCATTTGTAGAAACCACCGATGCTGATGTCCAAAGACTTAATCACTGAATCGATGGTCTTACCTGATGAGATATGGTCAAAGAGCATAGCCTCACCGCCAAAGGCGTGAATTTTCTTATTGATCCCAGACATCTCTTTACGCTCGACAGCTGCTTGATCACGCAATGTGAGCTGGCGCTCGACAATGTTATCGGCAAGCTCACTTAGTGTTTGTGCTTTGGCCATTCAAATACCCTTCAATGATTTTGATTGCATCTGGCGCTGATCTTGAGACCAGGCACAGATATCCTTTTGCGTTTAACTGCAAACCCACAGCGCTTTGTTTCTCTGAAACCACTCCGGCCTTGGTCTTCATTTCAATAAAAAGCCCGTGAAAGCCATTTTTAGGCTCCAAGACGCATAGATCAGGCATCCCTGCCAAAACCCCTTCAGAATGCAATCTGACGCGCTCTGAAGCGCTTCTATTGCCTCCATTGGGTATTGCTGCAATGATGACCTCCGGATAGAACGCACGAATGTGTTGCACCACCTTGACTTGGTCAATGTGTTCAATGCTTTTTCGTTTGCGCTTTATGTCAACCACCATGATTCGTATTCTACTGCCGTTGGCTTGGCTTGAAACAAATGGCATCGGTGTTTGACATCGGTCGGGAATGCGGCCAGTCCCGTTTGGCTGCACTGATGTTCGGACCATGTGATGGTTGCCCATCCATTCCTAATCTTTGCTTGGTCAAACATCCACTGCAATGGCTTTGAGTTGACCTTCCGGTGTCTTTCCATCTGCTCGGCTGGCATGGACTGCTTCATGTCCACTTCTACCGCCTTACTGCACTGGTGGCAGAAAACCCTGTCATCTTCGACCCATTTCTCAGATTGTGGATAACTTGTGGATAACTTATCAATTTGATTGACCATGACAAACCTCCAAAAAGGGTCAAAAGTAAACCGGTATGGGTTAAGGAAATCTACCGCTTTACCGCTTTACTTTTGACTATGCAAAAACTGACCAGATTGGCCTGTGGATAAGTGGGTCTACGACCCCCACTTATACCAACAGACCTGCCTTTATCTAAACCGGTATACCGGTTTACTACCGGTTTACTACCGGTTTACCGGTTTACTTTATTTGAACCCACCCGCTGCTTGCTTGGTCCAATGCAAAGCGCTGAAAGATGGCCGCGCTGACGGCCTTTCTTGCATAGCTTTGGTCGGCCATTGGGACTGCTTGGTATATGTCTGCCCACTCCAGCTGGTGCATTGATTGCAGTTCTTTGGGGACACTTGGCCGGCCAGAGCCTCTGCGCATGATCACCGCGCCTTTGGCGTTGATGATGGACTGGACAAAGTTGCAGGCAGCATCACACGCATCTTGGACTTGTTGCTGGCGCTTATCGTTCTGCCGGTCGTTGGCTGCCTGCCTTCGGTCATCTTCCGAGGACATGGCTGGCACGACAAGCAGCACCATCTGCTCTTGGATATCCCCGTCTTCATCCAGCACAGTGTCGGCAAAGACATCACTGTTAAATTTAATTTCTCTGAAGTTGGGCTGGTAACGGGTCTTGACCAGGCGCATATAGCGGGTCTTGGTCTCGTCTTCAAACAGAATGCCGGTCAGGGTTGCATCGCCTGTGAATGCAGAAGCTCCACGGGCCGTAGCATCTGAGTCTGACTTTGATATGGTCTTGTTGGTGTGGGTAATGATGCAGACTGGCGTGTCCAGTTGGATGTAAATGGTCTGCTTTAGGGCGGCAATATATGCACCGACCTCTGAGTTGTCATTCTCATTATCAATATCCATTGTGGCGTTTGCCGTATCAAGAACCAATAATGGCCTAATATTATCAACTGTGTGGTTTATTACATTATGTGCAAGCATAAGTAAATCCTTCACATTAGACCTTTTGGCATCGATGATGACAAACCAGTCTGATAATGCTTTTGAATCAATCCCGTAATGCCGTGCATACCCTGTCAGTGTTCTTTCGACTTGGTCCGAGTCTTCAGTGACTATGATTGTTTTGCGTTTCTTGGTGGCAGTGAGCGCGCAGTCCTTGGCCTTGAGTCCGGCCATGACCATGCACAGACTGATGATGGCCGTGGTCTTTCCAATGCCAGGCTGACCGGCCAGCACCATGAAGCTGTGCGCCCAGAAACCCTTGACCATGTAGCGGATAGGTTTTATCTGGCCAATGGTCAGATGGCGCTCTGGCCAGCATTTGGTCTCTTTTTGCGCTTCAATTTGCGCTTCAGTTTGCGCTTCAGCTTGGCCAATCACAGCTGCAAAGTCTTCCACCGCTGACTTGCGCTCGGTCTGTTTGGTTGGAGCTTCCCACCCAGCATCTTTGGCGTGTTTGAAGAGTGTGCCAATGCCAACACCTTTGCCTTGGTGAAAGCTCTTCCAGTGGACTTCAATGTCTTTTGTGCCGGCAAACTTCTGGCCAGCCATTGACCACTGCATCCATGGGCCAAGGCCAGCCTCACCAAATTCGGTGTGCAGCGCTTGGCCCAGCTCGATCCACTGGTCGTAATCGCAGTCTGGGGAAATATGGTGCAAAGCCTTGACGGCACGATCAAGATCGCTGTCATCCAGTCTTGAGCCTAATTGGGTAAAGTTAAAACTTTCATTTGAAAGATTTGGCTTTGGCTCTTGCAGCTGGTGCTGCTCGATGATGCCCCAGTCCATTAACAATTCATGCAAATTGACGGCCTCTTGGAATTCACCGACCACAGATTTG